CATCTTTGTTCAGCAAGTACTCGTAGTTGCCATCTGCGTCAATAACCGCCAGCGAGTACGTAGCCAAATAGTCTGGTGGGGCTGACAAGTAAGGCGTTGTGGTAGAAACTACGCCCGTCATGTTTTTACGCAATGATGGGAACTGAATGGTGTTGTAGATACGTTGCTCTGCCTGCCCTACAAAAACAGGGATGTTCGCTATGAAATCCGTTTCATAGTTTTCAGTGTACGACTTGATAGCCGAGACCAGAGCAGCATAGTTCATGCCATTGGGCCTCTTGCTATCACGCCTTTAGTAGCCGCGCCAGTGCCGCGAATCTTAATGCCAGAAGTTTTTGGTTCTTTATAAGGGTCACGGCTGATGTTACCAACAGACATATTGACATCATTGGCAGTCAAACGGTTACCACCGTCATAGCCACTATTCTTAATGTCTACACCCGCCATAGAACCAGTATGCGGTTCTGCATAAACGCTGGCATCACCAACTTCTTTACCCATCATCTTTTTGCTAAAAGTGGCCATATCAGGCTCCTTTTTTGTATGTGAAGGAAGACTTCTTCTGGTTGGCAACTTTAGCCAAACCACGCCCCATAGCTTTCATCTGAGCGTTTGTCTTGCCGCCCTTGGCAAATTTTGTCATAGGCTGACCCGGATGCAGCTTCTTCTCGTGCTTGTGCACGGCTCCCGCCATCATCTTTTTGTCCTGTTTTAAATCCGCTTTGTCCATGATCGACTCCTTATGTCGTTGTAACCGTAACTGTACCAAGTTCTACCGTTAACACCAAGCTATTTGGCGTTAAAAACGTATCAAACCCACTTGCCCCACCAACAGGACTCCAGCCCCATTCAAAGACCCGACTGCCTTGTTCTGGGTAACCAAACCCATCCTGCGTAGTGCTATTTGTTAACAAAATCTGTAAGCCACTTTGACCAGAGGCTTGATAGCTCACATCAGGACGCGGATCACGCACAGCTTGCGGATCATTAACTGGATACATACCCAGTTGCAACTGCGGCTGATCCGGGTCCCAACATGCTGGGCAAACCTTAACTTTAAATGGCTTAGTCTTGACTATCTGTGTCTTTAATTCCTTGAGCATGTACCTCTGCGCACAACGGTCGCATTCAGCAATTGCATGTTTACCAGAAGCAAACCGATTAGGCATAGAAAGAATTCCTTGGCACAAACCTTAACGGAGAAGTATCTCGGTCTTCTGCTTCTGCCAAACTCCATTGCTGTTCATACTCAGCCTTCAGCCCCATCACACGATTGGGGTCGATATCTGGCAGTTTCATACTTAACAAATAGGCCAACCCCGCCACCATGCAGGGGATAAAACGAAACGGAATATCTTGTACAGTCACGCCCGTACCAGAGTCTTGAATACGGCGCATGCGGTAATACACAAACATGTACTGGCTACCGGGGGCATTAGGTGTAGGCCACACGTTAATAGCAGGCAAATTTTGTATGGTTATAGCCGCGCCAGTAGTGTGCGCCGCAGCAGTTGTGCCGTTTTGTCCACGAGCGCAATTAATCAACTGGTTGTTTACAGGGTCTACATTAGGGTAACTGATTGTTTCGTTATCAATTTTTATAAACCCTGCTGTGGTCAAACTGGCTACATTAGACACCGTAATTGTGGTGGCTGTAGATGTAATAGTCCCGTTAAGAGTAGCCGTAGAAAGATTTTCTTGCCCTGACTGACGGTTGTACCAAAGTTGAATTGGACGGCCTTGCGCCAATTTGTTTGGCAGACTCATGTAAGTTGATTCAGAGATACCGCTGATGTTAATGTCGATCTGATTAGATGTGCCGTTGCTTTGGCGAATAACGGTATCTAGGAGATTAATTGTGTCCACTGGCATGGGGTATATAGCCTGACCCGTTACCATTGGAATCTGGCCTTGTTCTACAGTCCAAAAGTTTAAACCACGGTTAGCCCACTCAATCGTTAGCAAGTTTAACGACCGACGTGCAGTGCGGAAGTTATAACCCGTGCGAAGTTCTTGACCGCAACGCTCAAACGCCTCTTCAATGAGGTCGTTCATGTCAAGGTTAAAAACTGAAGTGCCAGTGGTCTTAGCCATTATCTAAATCCTGCCGTTTTCTTTGCAATTGTTTTAGGTTGGGCTACAAATTGTTTTCCAGCGGCTTTTCCTGCCCGCTTGGCTTTGGTCGTCGCAGCGTACTCAGCAGGGCTGAGACTTTTGATCGCAGCTTTTGGAAGGTATCGCTCACCAGTGTCAGAAGATTTTTTACCACTTTTAGTTGTCCAATCTTGTTTGCCCCAATCTTTGAGGGATTTTTGTGAGGCTTTCATGTCAGTCTCTGTACCCACCACCTGCGGCTTTGTACCGTTTAGCCATGACTTGTGCTTTTCTAGCACTCCACTGACCCGCGCCCGTACCGACAATTGCCGCAGCTTTTACGCTGTTAAAAATCCGTTTACGTAAACTGGGTTTGGTGTAGTTGCCAGCTTCGTTTACTTTAGATTTTACCTCACCACCCTCTTTGTACTGGGTAAAGTCGGTGTCATCCCGCCGCGCTTTTTTCTTAGCGCCGGGCATTTTAGAAGCGCGGATTGCGCCCATACCACGGGATGCCAACATAATTACACCATCTTTCCGCGAGTTTTACCTTTGACAGCGCAACCATCTGCACGAGAAGAAGCAGAAGAAACTTTGCCGCCTTTAGCCATCTCACGGGGGGATGGGGGCATTTTTTTACCTTCAGTAAAAATACCAGCGTCTTGTTTACGTTCGTAATCTGCAAGTTCTTTGGCGGTAGGGCCGCCTTGACCGCCACGACCAGCGCCAGCTTTAGGATTTAAAAACTCAGACAATTTATCGTCTTCTGTAATATACCGCATTGCTTTTTGGTCGGGCATATCACTGGTACGTAGTTCAGCTTCGGGATTTTTAATGTCAAATTTATCATCTGCCATTTTCCCAACGCCCGCCGTGTAAGCATAACGTGGGCCATCATATTTTTTAGTCGCCATAATAGCTCCTTAACAGGCTTTTCCGCCACGTTTCATGGTAATCATTTTACCCTTGGTCTTACCTTTTTCGGCAACACCGTCTTTGCTAGGAGCAGCAGTTTTAACTTTACCCATCGAGGATGCAGCCATACCACCTTTGTTCATGAAGATAGGCACTTTTTTGCCGTCTTTCATTTTCATAGGCATGCCACCTTTTTTCATCATTTCTGCTTTCATATCACCACCTTTTGAAAATTTGCGGTTCTTGTCCGCGTTAGAAAATTCTTTACCCACAGATTGTGGGACTCCTACTTTCTTAGCAAACGATGGCGAATGTGCAATCGCTTCCATGAAATTGTGTTGTTTCTTTGAGCTACTTGGCATTTGGGCCTTCCGCTCGTCCAGTCCACCGTTTAACGGTTTCGGTTTCCCAAATGCGAATAGATGTCCACACAATCGTGAATAATGCTGCGACTGATGGAAGCATGTCTGCCAATGTCCCTATAACGGTTGCAATCGACAGCGCGTCAATAACGTGTTTTACATTTTCGGTGTGGTCGGTCATGTTAACAATTCCACGCCCGTAGGCTTTTGTTGATCCGTGAGTCCGGGTCGTTGGCCGTCTTCTCGCTTGTCAATTTCTTCTTCATCCCACTCATCCTTGCGCAAAAAGAATCGCGCCGGGAGCCGCCTTCCGGCTGGGGACGTTTCAAATTCATGCCTTGCGCTTTCGCAGAGGCGCGACCTTTGTCGTTCAAGCCGCCCTTCTCGGACTTGCCCTCTTTCCTCTGCCATGCTGGACTCTTAGCCATAGAACACTTCAATACCTACAACCGTACCAACGCTGGTTGTTAGGTACAGTCCTGTGGTTGCCACAATACCTTCACCGGGTATTGTGATATTAAAGTTCACCGGGGTAGCAACGCTGGCAATATCCATTGTAAACAGCACGGCGGCAGTGGCGCTGCCATCACGGATTTCAAATGTAGCCGCTGTTGTAGCTTTGGGGCTGACCACAATACCTTTGAGGCGCGTGCGCCCCGCTATAAACGAACCCGCCGCGCTTAGATGCGCTGCTTTTACGTCTGTCTGCATCATAATCAATCTCCTTTAAAAACGGGGCCAAAGCCCCTTGGGTTGATTAAGCTGTACGAGTAAACACGTATGCAGTGGCGCTAGAAAACATAATGGTAAAACGGGCCAAACCTGTTACACCAGAAGCCACTGTTAGCTGACCAAAACTTGCCGCAGTGGTATTGGCTGCATCGGATTTAATACCGTTTGTAGCTACAGCAATAGTCACAGTTGATGCGCCAGCGGTGTTATCAACATACAAGTCCATCACGGTACCAGCAGTAGCACCCAAGGCTGCACCAAGCAGTGTTCCTGTTGGCAGCGTAATGGTCGTGGCGGCTGCTGAAGTGGAAGTGATATAGCCAGTCGCAACTTGTGCTGCGGTAGCTGTTGCGGTAGCGTTAATCGCGGCAGTGCTAGGGTGGTTTTGGTCAGTAAAAACCAGATTTGTAGTAGTTAAATTAGTAACGCTAGTAGTAACGCCAAGGGTAGCAGTTGTGGTGACTGCGCCGGTAGTTGCATCAATTGAAACAGTTTGAAAACCGTTTTGCGACCGCACTGGGCCATTGAACGTGGTATTTGCCATGATTTTTCCTTACATACAAGTTAAGTGCATCAGTCTGTATGTCGTCAGCCGGGACTGTCTAATGCACCGGATAAGCCCGGGTTAAAAGCAATATACAACAAAAGAAAAGGGGGCGCAAGCCCCCTTCTCCATATATTTCCTAAGAAATATTAAGCACCGGCAGAGCCAAACATGCCCAATGGGTCAGACCAGCCGAAGCTGTAACGCTCACGAGACTTGTAACGAACGTTACCAGTGTCGAAATCGCCGTCCATTGACTGAGCCAAAGGCGAACGCACAAAGTGCTTCATACCGTTGGGCACGTCTGTGCACAAGAACCAAGCATTGGTATCAGTCAAGAAGTGGTTAATGGTATATCCACCGGGGATAGAGCCATTATTCTTCAATGCGTTGACATCGTTGTCAGCAGTAGACACGCGCAATTCAGTCTCAAGCAAACGAGTTGCTGTGAACTGCAATGCAGGTGGAACAATCAACTTGCTAGGTTTAGCGGCAATCAGCAGGCCACGCTCGTCTGTCCACAAGCTAATCTGAATAACAGCGTTTTCCAACGATGTTTCATTCAAGTCAGCAGATGTAGAGGGAACGTTACTGTTAGTACCACCAGACACCAAGGGGTGTGATGCGCTAAACAAAGCAACACCGTCACCACCAGCGTAAGCATTGCTGAAACCGTTGTTTAGAACAGCAGCAGCTTTAACTTGCTTGGTGTAAGCCATAGCACGAGCCAGAGCTTTGGTGTAACGAGCGGACAACGAGTCATACAAGTTGTCTTCGATTGCCTCTTCCGTCAGGGAGAAGCCCAAAGCAATAGTTTCGTGGTTGTATCGAGCAGTCCATGCTTCTTGCGCATTGTCATAAGCAATGGCAGAACCCTCGTTTTTAACGGGGGCAGCAGAGAAACCAGACAGTTTCGTTTCTTCTTCAAAAGAACGCTCAGAGGTTTCGGTCTCATAAATCTCTTTATGTTCCTCACCATACTTGGCGTACTCCAGACCAAACAAAGCGTTCAGACCGGGGAGAAGTTCTTTAAGTAGTTGTGCGCGTGAAATAGCCATGATTTAGCTCCTTAGACGGCTGTGCCAGTGTAATAGGAATGTGTGCCAAAGTTTAATTTGACTTTCATTTCTGGAAACTGGGTGAAAAGAATAGTAGACGCGCTAGGGATAGCGGTGATACTGCCGGGAACTGCAATCGCAGAATTGATCGTCACTGTCGTTGCGGCGGCATTTGCAGCCACAGATACATACGAACCAGTTTGAACGTACTGACCATTAGCAGCAATGTAGCCAACCTCTGTACCAACCACCAACGCGCTGGGCAAACCAGAACCAGTCAATGTAATGGTAGTAGAAGAAGACGAACCAGTTGCGCTAGTTTGAATGGCGGTTTCTTCAACCAAACCAACTACTCGCAAAGCCAAGTCAACACCAGTTGTTGAAGCAGAATACAAAGCAGCAACAGCAGAGTTACCAGTGTTTGCATTACCAGCATTTTGAATCAAACCAAAGTTTTGACCAATCATGGCGGTAGAAGCAGAGGCAATCGTTGTAGTTGCAGAGCACATCACTACTTTAAACACTGTGTCAGGATCATCACAAACAATAGCTTGGCAATCACCTGCGGCAGTACTAGCGGGCCAGTATTGCGCAAATTGTTTTTGCTTGGTCGTAGGATTAGTGTAAGAACAACCCAAAAACACACCAACCAGACCGTTGCCGGTAGAGTCAGTAGTGTCGGTGTTCTTAACAATAGAACCACGAACAATATTTACCAAGTCACCATAAAAGATGTTTGAGGCATAACCATACTGGATAGGTAAATTGCGGGTAGAACCAGCAAATACCTGCCCACCGATCAGGTTGATCGGCTTTAGGCCGTAGGGGGCCGAGACGACGGGATAAGCCATAAAAGACTCCTATAAAATTTAAGTACCTTTGCCAAAACTAGACGAAGACTTACGCTCTTGAAAGAGCGGCATCCGCGCATCGCTTTGACGCATGAAACTATTGTCTACAGCATCTGTCTGAGATTGAGTGACTCTGGCAAAATGGGTGTTTCGCTGGTCTACAAACTCAGAAGGTGTTTTGCAAAGCAATAGCCCACCAACCTCAATGTTGTCTTTAAAACGACTATCGGGATCGGCTAACAGTCTAAATTTTGGTTGTTCTTCAACGGAAACTGGCTCCCAACCTTCTCGGAATTTGGCCGATAAGTTACGTGGGTCAGCTTTATTCAGCGTTGAAACACGAATCCAGCGGTAGTTGTATCCGGGCTGTTTGTCTGGCTCGGGTAACAGTTCAGGTTGCATCCACTGCTTGGGACGCTCTTGTACCGCACGTGTTGTTAACTCGCGTGTGAGTTTGTTGTCTTTTACATCAACCATTTTGGGCCTCTATTTTTAAAACTTCCTTCACATATTGTTCAGGAGTCAAACCAAATTTCTTGGCTAGGTTTACTTGGCTTTGCTTTAGCCTGACCTTAGTGGGGGCCGTGCTACGAACTGCCGAAGCGACTACAGTACCAAGCCTTGTGCGGCTTTGTCTATTGTCTTCTTGGTCTTCAAATTTCTCTGAAAACCGTTTGCGCATTGTATTGTCCAATTCGCGGTAATACTCATCAGAACCAATTTCTACCCCATTGTCTTTTAGGTCTTCGTGTAAACCAAGAGCAAAGGCCGTCATACTCCGATCTTGTCCAAACCAGCTATTGCGCTTTTGCCACGATACAGCTTTATTGTCCGGTGCAGGTACATACGGTGCAGGTTGATACTGTTGTTGTGGTTGTACACGAGTTTCTTCCTCTTGTAAAGAGGGCATACGAAAGTTTTTTACCTGCATCATTTTGAGGTTAGCAATCTGCAAGGCTTGCTGGGCTTCCAGCACCTTGTCAGAATCACCTGCCTCATAGGCTTCCTTATATGCGCGTTGGGCTATCCGCAACTCCATATCAGCATTGCTCTGAATGGTAGTGACATATTCCCTTTCGCCGGTGGAAAGAATACCTTTGATGCGCTTATTCTCTTCAAACAAGCGTTGTGCCAAATTTACTGCTTCGTGTTGTTCACGTACAGCAGACTCTTTTTCACGACGCTCATCGTGCCAAACCTTACGCATTTGCTTGAGTTTGGTCTTTACATTGTCATCGTACTGGTCTAGCTCATCCCTCTCCAACTCCTCAACCAGAGGCTTGGGTAGGGGTTGACGGCCACGATCTTCAGCGGGTGTATCGTCTTCGATCTCGATTTCAATTTCGGGTTTACCCTTACTTTCAATTTCGTCTGGAAATTTAAATTCTGTGTCTTCTAAAGGCATTTTGTGCTCCTTTACTTACGTTTAATACCACGGGGGTCGTCTACAACGGCCTCAACGGTATCGTCATTAATGATGCGAAACTCACGGCCATGTATGACCAAGCGAGAACCTGAATGTGGGCGAACAAGGATAAAATCGCCTTGTTTACACCACGGCCCGTTAGGGAACTTAGATGGGTCTTGATAGCAGTCTGGCCCCATATCAACAACAAACAAAACAGTTGTGAGTGTTTCCTCGTTGCGCATGGTTTCATCAGCTTTAATCAAACCTACTTCACTATCCTCAAATTCTTTCTCCGCCTCTGGGATGGCACAAAGAATTCGATAGCCCGCTGGGCGGGGCAGTTGTTTACCTTTTTCCTCTGCGGTTGCAGCAAAGTTATAGGCTCCCACGACTTGTGGGTTGTTGGCGTCTGTAGCCAACAGGATGGAACTAGTCAT